AACCCACCACCGTTTCGATGACCGGTTTCACCTTCGGCGCTACGTTCTCGACGATCCAGCCGATGACCTCCATTACCTTTTCCAAAACCGCGCCCGCGATTTCTATGATCTCTCCCACGATCTCGATCACGTCCTTTGCGAACGGCTCAAAATGTGTTTTCAAGAAATCCTTTAGTTTTTCGATCAAAAAGTCGATCGTCGGTTTGATGTGGTTGTTCCATGCGTCGAGGATCACCCCGACCAGCCACGACAGCTTCTCCTTCAGCTTATCGATCGTCGGCTTGACGTGGTTGTCGTATCCCTCCTTCACATACTGGATCACCGTGTTGATCGTGTCCCGGATCGCCTTCGTGATGTTTTTGAAAATCTGCAGGATGCCTTCCAGCGCCACCTTGATCTGCTCTTTGTTCTCAATGATCGGCGCTGTGAAAAAGTCTATGACGTCCCGGGCAAACCCCCACGCAAGCTCCGTAACACCCATGAACGCATCCGCAAAAAGGCCGATGATGTTTTCTGTGAGCCCGATGGCTTCCTCGCCTTCAAACACGCGGAAAATCTCAGCGAGAACTTGGCACGTCTCCGCCACGATCTCGTTGATGCTGGTGCTGATGTCGAACATCGCCACGATGTATCCTTTTATCGTCTCCGTGTTGTTCTCGAGGTACTGCGTCAGCCCTCCGATGAGGTTGGTCGCTATGGTCAGGCCGATGCTTGCGAACATTCCAGCTACGCTCCCGAGCGCGTACATGAAGGAGTTCACCCACTCTGCAGCTGCGTTCTGCACCTTCGGGTCTCCGAAAATCTCCCCGACGACCGTTTTCAGCCGGGTCGCGTAATCCGTCAGCTTCTGCATCCGGGCGTCAATATCCCCCATAGATGCCATAAAGCCGCGCTTAAACTCTTCCCAAAGGTTCGCGAGCATCTTCTGCAGCTTGCTCACTCCTCTCTCGACCGGCACCATCTCGTACATGGCGCCGCCGCCCGCGCCTGCTCCGCCTCCGGTGTCTTTCTTTTTGTTCAGCACGTTCAGATCGTCAAAACCAGCGAGCTCTCCGTTGGCGTCCTTGGCCGCCTTGGCGGTGTCCTCCAAGCTCCCGGCGAAGTCCTTTTGCTGTTTGATCGCCTTCATGTAGGATCCCGCGCCGGTGATCATGGCAAAGAAGCGCCCGAGGGCGTTGACGGCATCGGTCAGCCAATCCATCAGCGTTACCAAGGCCGGGACAAGGGCGCTTATGATCGGCGCTGCTGCCGCTGCAAATGACGCCTTCAGCGCTGATGCGGAACTCTGCAGCTGGCTCATCCGCTGGTTGAATGCCGAGGATTCCTTTGCGACATCCTTCAGGCCGTCCGTGATTGCGGAAAACACTGCCCGTAATATCCGCGTTATCACTGAAAAGATGAACACCTGCTTTGCAATTCTGGCGATTCTGCTTCCCATTTTGCTGAAGGCATCGCCAAGCTTCGAGCTCCCTGCTTGTACCTCCCTCTGCTTGTGGGCGAGGATGGTCATCTGGTTCTGTGCATACTGCAGGTCACTTCCCAGCTTCTCGTATTCCTCCCGGATGCCTTTCTGCTTCTGAATCTCCGCCATGCGGGCACGCAAAGCGTCCGCCTCGTCGGCAATCCTGTTGAACTGATCTGCTGTGCCCTGTCCGGTGCGCTCCAGATACTCCATGAGGCCGCGCAGGCCTTCCAGCTTATAGTTGCACTCCGCCAGCTCCTTGTTCAGCTCCTCCGCCGATTTGTCAAGGGCTCCGCTCGTCTCGATCTCCTTCATCCTGTCCTTGATCTGACCGATGCGGTCGGCGGTTTTGGCCATGCTTTGCTGCAGCTGCAGCAGCTTGGCGTTCGCTTTCCTCGTGTCGATATCGGTTTCAATTCTGATTGTTCCGTCTGCCATTGAATTCCTCTGCTATCTGCTCGAGAATGCCTTTTCGCTCGCGCATCGCCTCCATCTGCTTGTCGAATGCGTCGATGGCGTTTTCCTCCTCCCGGGAGAGCGGTTTTTTCTGTCCGCCTCCCGGCTGCGTCAGCGCGTATATCCGCTTCGCCTTCGCGATCTCTGACCGCTCCTTGGCGCTCATGCTGCCGGTGATCTTTTTCTTCCGGATCTCTATCACCTGCAGGAAGCTCGACCGCTCATATGGCATATTCCAGAGCATCCCCTGAAACTCCCACCAGTGCAGGTCTGCTTCGTTGAGGTTGATGCCGTATATGTTCCGGAAGTCTGCGTATATACGCCACTGGTCGACCTCGTAATCCAAAAGCTTTTGTGTCTGCTGGTCTTTCGGCGCATGATCCAAATTCCAGCCGCTCATGTACCACGTCAGAAGCTCCCTCATGGCCTCCGGTGTGTCCGGTATCTGCACGTTGTCCATCCTCGCGAACAACAGCCCGGCGATGACCTCTCCGCGCTCTGTGTGCGTCAGCTCGGGGTCATAGAAGGCCTGCGTGATCTGGATGCCGACCTGAAATGCCATATTCAGCGGGACGCCGTTCCACTCCTCCGGGAGCGGGTCGATCAGGACGTTCATCGTGTGTTCTTCCCGCGCTTATCCGGTGAATACTTCCCACGGATTTTGTCTGCCCGTTTCTTGTACAGATCCTCCATGATCGGGATCATCTGGTCTAAGAACTCCATCAGGAGCTCCTCGTCCGGGATGAAGTCCTCGTTGAGCTCATAGTTTTCCCGGAACACCTTCCGGACGGTTCCTCGCCCGAAGATGGCGTCAAGGGTTCCGATCATCCGGTTGATGTACTTTATGCGGAACCGTGCGACCTCCACGAGCGCATCCGTGTCGGTCTCGTCCGGGAACCGCTCTTTGATCTCATCCGCCTCTTTGTTGTACTCCTTTTGCAGGTTGTCCAGCTCCTCGCTGGCCGCGTTGAACTTATCAAAAACCGACGCGTCGCTTACGTCGATCAGGATCTCGTCTCCGTATCCGTTGCACTCAATGCGCTTGATGTTGCTGTTAATGGAAATTCTCAAAGCTTCGCTCATGTCATCCTCCTCTGGGGAACTCGGGGCGACACCTGAGTCTGATGCCGCCCCGGGGCTTTGTGGTATGGGATTACGCCTCTGTGAAGGTGTAAGTCCCGGACGCACTGATGTTGATGGTGCCTTTGACCACGTCGCCGTTGCCGTTGATTTGCAGGCTGCTGGTCAGGATGTCGCCGCCTGCGCCGCCCGTGGATCCCGCCGCCACGACGACCGGCACCTTGATGCACTCACCGCTGCCGGTTCCCTCGGTCTGGTCGAAGGTGATGTCGGATTTGTAAAACCTGTAATAAAAGGTTTCCGCGTCCGCCCCGGTCGGAAAGTTTTTGAACGCATTGTTGATCGCGGTCTGCATCGCGTCGTTCAGGTGCTCTCTGGCCGGGCTCAGGCTGAGGTTGTAGCCCTTCAGCGTGCTCGCTGCGCTCTTCATGTTGACGTACTGGGTCGATTCAATGTCCGCGCCCCAGTCCTCGGTCAGCTCGGTGTAACCGTCGCCCATCTCGAGGATGTTCGAGGTCGTCCCGCCGCCAAGAAGGCCTACGTCCAAAAGAGACACCATGTTTGTTCTGTCGAGTGCCATGATTTATTCCTCCTCTATGCTTTTTTGAAATACTGGAGCGCCATGTGGACTTGGTAATCGATGGTTCCATCGTTTCCTGCGTCCGCCATGAACACCCCGGATGTGTTTGTGATCGTCTCGATCTGCCTCTCCTCGTCCAGCGGGGGATAGGTCGCCAGCCGGTATGCCGTGCCGTTCCACTCCACCTTCTGCCCTTCCAGCCATCGCGAGAGGGCGTCCAGCCTCTGCTCCGCCTTGATCTTGTCCTTGTCGCTCGTCGGTTTTACCCTGTACCGCAGGAAGTAAGCATACTGTCCGATAAAGCTCCCAGAGACGTATCGCTTCACGTAAACCGTGCCCTGCTGCGCAAACTCACCGATCACGCCGAGCTCCACGGTTCCGTGACGAACCGCCGTCTTGGTGCCCTTCACCATCGGGCTTTCCTGAATCATACGAATCAGCGCCTCGCTGACCGCCTTCTGCTCCGATATGTCGAGCACCTGCACCTGTTCGTTCATCCTCTTCCTCCTGCCACTCTGCGCACACCGCGCACCCAGCTGTCACCGTATGCCTCGGCGGCCTTCTGGAACCAATGATCACCGGTTCCTGCCGTGTGGTATGTCAGCGGGCGTCCTCCGGGCACTTTCTTGCCCCTCCAGCCGTGCCACATACCGTCCTTGCCGATGAATCCGGAAGCGTTGTACTTCGGATTGACGTACACCTCCCCCTCATAGAGGTAATGCGCATATTGCGTGTTCCACTCAATGGCTCCGCCGTCTGCGCCCTCCGGGAAATATACGCTGCTCCGCAGGGCTCCGTTTTGAAACGGGATGAAGTTTGTACAGTCCGCCACGATCTGGTGATTCAGCCACACCTGCGCCTCCGTGAGGTGTCTCGCGAAGCGCGAAACGTCCACGGTGAACTCGTCGCCGTACACCCTGACGGTCAGCTTGTTTTTGTAAAACCACCCGCGTATCCGTCCAAGAAGCCCCATGCATCACCTCCCGCTGATGTGCCAGTGCGGGATCAGCGTGTAATGATCCGCTGTCGCCACCCGGAATGTCAGCCCGTACTCCGTCGCGAGGTGCTCCTGCAGGCCTTCGGCATAATCCGAATCCAAAATGACACCCTCCGGTGCATTTACTGCAGCGCCGATGTCCTCCTTCTTCGTGATGATGAAGAAGCTGTCAGCGTCAAACGTCAGGTATGCCTCCTTGGCTTCCTCCTGCGCCCACACAGCGGGCGGGAGGTACGGCTTGGGTAAATCCTCGTCATGCACCTTAATCGTGCAGACAGCGGCTTCTGCAAGGCCAGACGTGGTGATGTTCTTTCCCTGCGTCAGCTCCACCCTGACCTTCGTCAGCTTGGTGCCGTACCACTTTTTCTCGCTCCCGATCTCGCCGCCTGTGCTGTTGTATAAAACCGCCTCTGCGGTGTATGCGATGCCGCTCATTCCAGCCCCCAGTACAGGTAGTATTCGCCGTAATCGTTCGCTACGAGCGAGAGGTAGTCCTTGGCGATCTCCAGAAGGTATCTGTTGACCGCCCCTGCTCCTCCCGCTACGGCCAGCGACAAGGCCGACGATTCAAAGCTGATCGATTCTCCGCCGCTTGAAATGCTCTTGATTGCGCCGCCCTGCGCTGCGGACGCTTCCGCGCTCTTTGTCGCGGTCTCGATGTCCACATACGCATCAGCGATTGCGCAGCAGGCCTTCTGTATCTTTTTCAGATCATCGGCCTTGCTGGGCAGCCCACTCTCCAGCTTCCTTCTGGTGCAGCGGTCTAAGAAGTCGGATGCACGCGTTCCGTACTTCTCGAACGCCTCCTCCGTGGCGATCTTGTCGCCGTGGTATTCGGTTGTATAGAATTCATACGTTGCGTACATCCGACGCCTCCTTACTTCCTTTTTGCTGCCTTCTTCTTGGGCTTCTCCTCGGGCTCCTCCTCGGGTTCTTCCTCGAGCTCTTCCTCAGCCTCGAGGATCTCCTCGGGATCCTCCTCCGTGAATGGCAGCGGCTTCTCGTCAAAAACGAGACCGATTGTTCTTGCCATGATGTCCTCCTTCCTCAGGTCGTCGCCGTGCTGGCGTAGATGCCCGCGACCTTGTTCTTGTAGACGTCCACGATGCCGTATTTGCGATACTTCAGGATGTCCGCGTCGGCATCCGGGTTGTTCGCCGCCGGGATGATGTCGCTGGCGGTGTGCTTGTCCCACTTGATCAGGGCGCTCGGCTCTACGACGAGGAAGTTCAGCTTCTTGCCTGCGTCTGCCTTCGCGTAACCGCCGATCTCTTCGCCGCTGCTCTTGCCGTCCAGCAGGTCGATTGCGGAATAAAAGCGCGTCTGCGGAACCTCGATGATGCGGCTGAAGTAGCCCAGAATCTCGCGGCTCTTCGTGGTGTCGAGCATGACCACTGCCTTGCGCAGCGTGGGCGTGATGTACAGGAGACGGCCTTCGGCGGGCACTTCGTCCTCGTCCATCTTCACCGTCGCCTGATACAGCGCATCCAGAACCGTCGCGCTGGTCAGGTCTGCCGGGGTGCCCATGCTGATGCCGGTCGTCCCGGCCAGCTGCGCGAACGTGAAGGCATCCGCTTCCGGTGCGACCTTCGTGCGCATGAGCTCTCCGCCTGCGCGGGAGAACGCGATCATGCGGCTCTCTTCGTTGTCCATGACGTCGACCGAGATCTTCGTGCCTCTGTCATAGTTGAATTCAGCCGTTTTCCACGCGACCGTCACGCTGTTGTTGACATAACCGTTGTTCCGGTCATAGTCGCCGAGGCCGTTCATTTCGATCTGCGGATACACGATTGTGTGCGCTTCCTGTCCTTCGCGGATGAGCTCGCTCGGGCTGGTCAGGTCGTTCGTGACCGATGCCCACTTGAAGATTTCATCCAGCAGGTCGGTGTAATTCTGGGCTAATGCGATGTTGTTTGCCATTGTGTTATTCCTCCTTCTTTTCCGGTGGCAGTCCGAATGCTGCCCTCATTTTTGCTGTCATTGCGTCGTCTTTCGGCGCTGTGGATCCGTTGCCCTTGACTGAGCTCGTAAACTGCGCCTTGTTCTCTGCCGCTGCCTTGTCGACAATCGCTCCTGCGTCTGCCTCCTTATATGCCGCGACATAGTCATCGAATCCAAGCAGCCGCCCTCCTTCGATCGGGAGATTCTTCTCCGTCAGCTTCTCGATGAACCGTTCCTTGGCGCTGATCGAGGAAAACGCGAGGCTCTCCACCTGCGCCTTCACCGCGTCCCGGTAATCTCTGGCGGCCAGCGCGTTCTTTGCGCTCTCCTCCGCCTCCTTCACCTTCTCCTGCGCCTCGGCGATCTGCTTCTGCAGGCCTTCCACGTCCACGCCGTCAAACCCCGCGAGGGCTGCCTTCGCTTCCTCGTGCTGGGTCTTGTACGAATCGCGCTCCGCTTCCAGCTTGTTCACCTTCTTCTCGAACTCGGCGACCGTTTTGTAATTCTCGGTGACCGCTTTCGTGATGGCTGCCTTCTGATCGTCCGTCACTTCGATTCCTGCTTCTGCTAAGATTTGCTCGATGTTTTTCATGCTGCTCCCTCCATAATCGTGTTGTTTTTGCACCGCCGTCCGGTGCTGTGGATGCGTCGGGATAAACCGCCCGCCCGGTGTCTATCAAAAAGCACACCTCCCGGTGTGCATTCTGAACTCATGGTGCGATCCATGTCCTGTTCATCTGTGGCGTCATGCCGTTTGCTGCGCAGAAGTCGTTGTATTCGGCCATCTGCTCCTGCAGCCTCGCCATCGCGTCCGTGGCGTCCTCTCCTGCTGCCTCGAGCCCCGCCACCTCCCTGCGCGTTCTCCGGATCTCCCTCTCGAGGGCCCTCTGGTCTTGGCTTAGGTTGTACGCCTTCTCGTTCTCCGCCTCGTCGAACTTCTTCATGTGGTTCTCGGTGATGCCGGGGATATACGGGTACATGCTGTGCCTGCAGTTGTATCCGCCTAATCCCAGCGGGTCGCTCGGGTATCCTGTTGCCACCTCCAGCAGCGGGTAATTCCTCCGCCTGACGATGTCCGCGAAATGCCGCAGCGCCCCCCAGAATCCCGCCTGCCGGTCGCGGATCCGGTACACCTGACCTTGCCAGCCGTAATGGTTCGCGTGCGGGAGCATCTTGTGCGTACGCGCTCCGAGGTGGCTTGAAACGATCACGTAATTCGTTCCCATGTCCTCGCAGCTGTCTATGGTCTGCCGCAGCGCCGCTTGGTTCGCTCCGGTCTGGACAGCCCTGCGCACGGCCACCTCTATCGTATCCACCCAGCCGCTCGGGTATCGTACATGCAGGCCGCCTCTCGATGCCTCGATGATGGCTTGCCTCGTCGCTTCCTCTCTCGTCTGCAGGCCGCTTTGCACTCTAAGCAGTGCGCGGTCGCAGGCTTCTATATAGTCCGTCTGCGCCTCCAGCGCTGTCGTCCGCGTGAAGTTGCGCATCGTTCCGTTGGTTTGCTCAAACAGCGCCTGCAGCCTCTGTGATGCCTCATGCGTGCCGAACGGTCGCGGTGTCACTCCCGCGTCAGCGAAGATCGACGCGTCATTCCTTCGGTTCTGATCGAGCGCGTCGAGGAATGTCTCGCGCACAGCCCTGTCCGAATATGGCAGGAGCCGTGTCATCTCCTTTTGTATCTCTTCCCGGGTAAGGCCTGCCTGCCTGAGCTTGTACTCTTGCCACGCTGCCGTCCCGGTCATCTGGCCGCCCGCGTCCTTGATGCGTCTTGCCATATCCTTTATGCCGAAAAGGTTGAGCTCCTCCCAGAGCTCCACCACCCTTTGGCCGATGTTTCCGATGAATCCTGCGCCCAGCATATTATGTCCCGGCTGTCTCTGCCGCCTCCGCAAACAGCGCCGTCCTCGCTGCGTTCGCCTCGTCTGCTGCCGCCACGATCGCCTTGGCCTCGTCCTCGCCCATGCCTTCGTGCTTCACGAGGTAATACCACTTCGGGATGATCCCCTGCATCATCAGCTGGTACCACCGATTTCTGTCCTCGTCCTCGTTGTACGTGATGTCCCCGAAGTCGAAGTCCACCGTGTACGTCCCGACCGGTGCCCGCTCGTAGAGGTCGGCCAGTACATTCAGCGCGTATATGGTCTCCCGCAGGGCTTCCTTCAGGCCGTCCCTGACATCCTTGATCAGCTGGATGGTTCTGCGGTCGGTGCTCTCCACCTGCGTTGCCGTGACCAGACCTGTTTTCTGGTCGAACA